GGTGGTGCCGGCGATCTTGCGGAACCGATAGCCGGCGTTGAAGCCGCTGCGCAGCACCTTGCACCGCGGGTTCAGTTGGAACGCGGGTTCGCCATCCGGCATCAGCGTGAGGGGCCGGCGCACCGCTTCCCAGCGCGACACGGGGTCGTTGGTGGGTGCCGGCCGGATGCGAATGCCGGCCTCGGCCGCCACGATTTCCGACCAGTCCTTTTCGCCCGCCTTCCTGTCAGCGCCATAGAGCGCGGAGGGGTCGCAGATGCCGGTGATCGTTTCGAAGTTGGGGAAGCGTTCGCGCAGGCGCTGGGCCAGCGTGGCACCGAAGCGCTTGGGGCCCGTGCCGGGCTCGCTCACCAGCTCGTCCAGGATCAGCCACCGGCCGGAGGGCAGGCGCTGCTTGAACACGGCGGCGGGTTGCATGCCGGCGTCCAGGCCGATGATGAGGGTGAGCTGCGGCACGCCGGGGTGATCCGTCAGGGCCACATGGCGCTGGTCGTTGAATTCCGGGTACACGGGCTTGCCGGCGCGGCTGTAGCCCGGCTTGTTGTGCACCATGCGCTGCACGTACCAGTCTTCGTTTACCGTGATCTGCCGTTCGTAGTAGGCGCGGCCGGCGGCGATGCGCTCGGGGTGGCCGTAGGGCAGGGCCAGCGTGTCCTGCGTCTGGTTCAGGTGGTTCAGGTTCTCGGCGCGGGGATCCATGCCGCCAGGCTGGCGATACAGCGCGATGCCCTTGGCGCGCAGCTCGGGCGGGGTCAGCAGGAAGATATCCGTGTAGAGCCAGCTTTCGAGCTCGGGCGCGTTGCAGTCGAAGATGATGCCGGGGTTGTCGCAGCCGCCATGCTCGGCGGCAGGGAAACGGCCGTAGCGGCCAATGGCGTAGGTGAACACTTCCTTGGACAGCAGGTCGGTTTCGTTGAGGTAGAAATCGCTGGTTTCGTAGCCGCGCAGCACGTCCTCCACCGCCTGGTCGCCGATCGCCACGAAATCGGCCTGCCACTCCACCAGGGTGCGATCCGGCAGCACGAAGGTGAGGCGGTGCGTGGCCGGCGCATTGTCGGCGCCGGTGAAGTCCCCCACCGTCTTGGGGAAGCGCGTCTGCCAGCTCGGGATCGTGCTGCGCCAAAGCTGGCGGTAGGTGTCGCGCACCACGGTGAGGCGGCGGCGGCGCACCGGCCAGGGCGTGCCATCGGGGCCTGGCAGCGTGTAGCCATCGAAGGCGCGCTGCGTCTGCGCCCGCATCAGCCCCTTGATGATGGCGGCCGTGGTCTTGCCGGAGCCGATCGGCCCGTTCAGCCCGATGATGGGCGTGGTGTCGGCCATGAAGGCCTCGGCCACCGGCCCCGGGGCTGCCCACCGCACGCGCTGCGCGGGCGCGCTCTGTTGCACGGTCCCGGTCATGGCGCCTCTCCCCCGCCCCCCGGGCCGGCCGGGCCCTGGTTTCGCGTGGGGGGCAAAATCCGGGAACGCGGGGGAACCACGCCGGCAGGGGCCCGAGGCAGGGGCGGGTGGGTCGAAACCGGCCCCCCCGGGGGTCGCGCGGGCGCGGGCGCGGGCGCGCTGGCCAGGGCGGGCGCGGGCGCATCAGCGGACGGTGCTGACGGTGCCGGCGCCGCGCGCGAGGGCGCCAGCCCGCCATCATCCGGCGCCTGATCCACAATCAGTTGCGCACCGGACGGATCACCCTGCACTTTCAACGGGTTAGCCGCAACGTCAAAGGTGGCAGCGTCCAACTGCAGCCAAGCCGCGCCAGAATGGCCAGCGTTATCAATGGGTTGCGTGCCCAGCTCGATGGTCAGGAACACGGGCGGTTTCCCGGTCAGATCCATGCGGATGGGCTGCTTCTGCTCGATGTAGGGGAGGATGGTGGCCGCGCTCAGGCGCTTCTCCGCCAGGGCCTCGCCAGCCTTCAGGCCCAGCGCCATAAGCTGGCCAAGCGGCATCGTGGCAATGGCAGCCTGCTGCAGCAGCACATCCCCGAAATGCTCGCGCAGCGCCGTCGCCAGCTCGGCCAGGCGCTTGTTGCGCGCACCAGGCGGCCGGCCGCCGCGCCGGCGCTCGCGCTCCTGGCCGATGCGCAGCTCCGCATCCGCCGGGAAGCCCAGCAGCTCGTGCAGCTCGGGCTGCTCGGGCAGCAGCTCGTCCACGCGCTCGGCCGCGGCATCGGCAAGGGCAGTATTCAATGGTTTCCGCTCCCACCAATGAGGTAATGGGCATGACAGCAACCATTACGGGAATTGCACCCGCTAACCCTCTGCTGGGTCTCTACTTCTCTCCATCTGTAATACCTGTAATGGATGTAATGCTTTTGGGCCCTATAGAGCCCACCCTTGCCCCCCTTCTCAGGCGCGCGCGAGGCATTACGACCATTACAACCGGGGCGGATTGGCGAAGATGCGAGGCCTGGACTGCATCTTTCGCTGTAATGCTTCGTGTAATGCGGCATTACAGGCATTACAGAACGGGCCCAAGGTCGCGCCATGCGGCCTTGTCGGTCTCCCTGCCTTGGGGAAGGGGGCGCGGGGCGAGGGCCGCGGCCACGCCCGGCCGGGGATGGGGCCCGTATGCGGCCACGGGAAGGGCGGGGCAGGGGGTCATGCCGCACCTGCCACGGGGGCGCGTGAGGCCTCCAGGTCGGCGAGCTGCTCGGCCACATCGGCCACCAGCTCGGCCTCGCGCCGCAGCTGGGTGATGCCGGGGGCGCCAGGCCGCGCAAGCTGCGCCCCCAGCTGCTGCACCAGGCGGCGCGCGGCAATCTCGCGCGGGTCGGCGCCAGCGGGGGCAGGGGGCACGTGCACGGCCACCAGCGCGCCGGCGTCGAACACCAGGCGCACGGCAAGCGGGATCGTCTCGCCGTCGCCAATGCGCACGGCCAGGTGCGCCACCTGGCCAGGGGTCCGGCTACGCATGGGCATCCGCCCGCAAAGCTTCGCGATCGCGCCAGGTCAGCTGATCGCCGCCCTTGCGCAGCACCGCCGCCAGCGAAACTCCGCGCGCCATCGCCTCCCGCGCCCAGCACAGGCCCGGCGAAAGGGGCGCGGCCGACCCACTGCCCGGCCGATCGCACGGATCGGGGGGCTTGGGGCCGGCCGCTGGCGCCACCGTGCGGGGGTCTTGAACCGCGGGCGCCCAGTCCAGGGAGGAAACGTCCAACGCACCGCTAACCAGCCCGTCATGCGCAGCGGCCGCGCATGCCACGGGGGCCTGCGCCCCCTCAGCTTCCCGTGCCCGCGCGCGCGCTTCCTCGGCGCGCGCGCTGCGTTCGTAATCCGCCCAGGTCCACAGCGCGCGGCGGCTCATGCGCTGGCCTGCCGCGGCGGCACAGCCGCACCAGGTCGCCGCCGCCAGCCGCGCCGCAGGTAGCACAGCGTGGCCGACAAACTGTTGTGCGAGCGCCCATGCCTGCGCGCCAGCGCCGCCAGCTCGCCACGCTCGCATTGCGGTTTCAGCGCCAGCGCCGCCAGATCGGCGCACAGCTCCGGCGGGTGGCGGGCCCACTTCACGCGCCGATCCCCCGCGCGGCCACGCGCAGCGCCTCGCGCCAGCCGGCGATGCGATGGCCGATCCAGCCCCGGCACCAGCTGACGCGCAGCAGCCCCAGCCGCAGGTCCGGGAACAACCCGCCCTGCCAGCCGAAGCCGTGCCAGCCGAAGCCCAGCAGGATCGTCCAGCCCCTCATCGCGTCCCCCGAGGCGCGCGCTGCGCCTCCCGCCGGCGCTGCACCTCGGCCATGATCGTGCCGGCCAGGTCGTCGCACTCGGCCATCAGGGCCAGCAGCGCCTCGCCGGAGGGCGCGCATTCCTGCCGCAGCCAGTTCTCGGCCGTCCGCGGCGACACATGCGCCTTGCGCGCCAACACCTTCTCCGCCCCGCGCAGCAGCCCGAAGCGCTCGCGCAGGTAGCCGCCCATCAATTCCGCGTAGGTTATTGATTGCGGCATGTCATCGTCCCCGCGATCATTTCGCGGCGCTTGCCCGCTACTGTTTCGCATCCCGCGTCCCCCATGCTGTCACTGCCACGTGACTTGGGGATCGCATGCAAAACACCGCGCCGGCGCCCGGCCGCTTCCAACGGCAAGGCCCCGGCGCGGGGGAGGGATCGGCAGGCGCTCATATGTCGCGCATCCAGCGCGTGGCCTTTGCCCGCGGCGCCCGCCGCCCGGCCAGCACCGCGCGCGCCAGCAGCAGGAACAGGAACACCACGGCCAGCGCCAGCAGCACCACGGAGATGACGGGGTCCGCGCTCATGCTAGGCCGCCTCCTGCTGGGGCTGCGGGGCTGCGAGCTCGGGCCAGATGGTTTCTGCCGGCACGCCCAGCGCCCGCGCCACCGCCGGCACGTGACACGGCGGGATCGCGCCGCGGCGTCGCCACATGCCCACCGCTTGCCGCTTCAGGCGCAGTTTCGCTGCTGCCTCTGTGGTCCCGCCCAGCCGCTCGATGATGTCCACGACGTTCATGGCGCAAAGCACTGACACATGGCGTGTCGTTTACGCAAGCCGAATTGTGTCGAGCATTGGCCGATGGACCGGGGGCCGCATATGCGGTGGTTACGGAAGCATCGCTTGATCGAATGAGACACATCATGTGTCGTTCTTGTTGACGGCACGACACATGATGTGGCAGTAGGCCACCATCGCATTCCCGCGATGGAGGACGACATGTCAACGAAGAAGCAACCGGCACAAGCACAGGCGCCGGCGCTGC